CCAAGCTATCATATGTATATCGTGTAATTCTTTTATATCCACATCAGCAGGTACGAATACATTAACACTTTGAGCTTGACAAATAAACTTCTGTCTATCTGCGGCGTGTTCTATTATCCATTGTTGATTTATCTCAATAGCAGTTTTAAAAATATCTTTTTCATAGTCTGATAACTCTTTGAGATGCAAGACCGAGCCTCTTTGAGAGACAATGGACGACCATATATCATCATTATTTATTCCTTTCTTTTCTAATAGTTTTTCTAAAAATTTATTCTTAACTAAAAATGAACCTGACATTGTTTTCTGAACATAAGCGTTAGCTCTGTAAGGTTCTATTGATGGTGAAGTAGTACCACAAATAATTGAAGATGATGCGTTAGGTGCTATAGCTAATAGATGAGAATTACGCATACCTGTTCCTTCCATATCAGGAGCTTCTCCTCTTTTAACTGCTAACCTTTTTGATTCAGCAACAGCTTCCTCTTTTATCTTTTTAAATATTTGTAGGTTTTTTGATTTAGCTAAAGCAGATTCAAATGGAATGTTTTGTGATTGTAAATAAGCGTGAAAACCCATAGTACCTAAACCAATACTTCTTTCATTGTTGGCACTAAATCTAGCTTTAAACAATTCATCGGGTGCATAGTCAATAAAGTATTGTAGTACGTTATCTAAGAAGCGAATCATATCAGGAATAAATAAACTATCTTTTTTCCATTCTTCATATTTTTCTAAGTTAAGGGAAGATAAACAACAAACGGCTGTTCGTGTTTTATTAGTAGGTAGGGTTATTTCGGTACAAAGATTAGAGTGTTTAACACTTAATCCTAAATCTTTTTGTGTTTGTGGTAGTCCTTCATTTATAGTATCTGTAAAACAAACATAAGGCTCACCTGTAGCTACACGATTCTCTAAAATTTTTTGCCACAAATCTCGTGCAGATATTGTTCTTACTTTTAATTTTGTATGTGGGTCTATTAAACTCCAACTGTCATCATAGGTAGGTTCTTTAATACATTTATCTATAAGTTCCATAAAAGTATTAGGAACATTAACTCCGTGATGTAAGTTTAAACATTTTCTATGTATGTCACCACCACTAGGTTTTCTTATATCTAAAAATTCTAATATTTCAGGGTGTGTTATATCCATATAAGCGGCATAACTTCCTCTTCTAGTTTTACCTTGTGAGAAAGCTAACATTTCTGAATCTACAACGTGCATAAAAGGAATAACACCTGAAGATTGAGAACCACCTGAAGTTGCTGTGCCATCAGACCTAACATCTCCCCAATATCCTGCAATACCACCACCAACAGAAGCTAACCAAGCGTTTTCTGTGTAGTGTTCAGCAAGTTCACCTCTACTATCGCCAACATAACTTAAAAAACAAGAGATAGGCATACCTCTTTTAGTTCCTGCATTACTTAAAATAGGAGTAGAAAACATACACCAAAGATTAGAAACATACTCATACATTCTTTGTGCCATTTCATCACTATCAGAAAAGGCTTGAGACGCTCTCATAAAAGCATCTTGAGGTGACTTCTCATCAGGTAATAAATACCTATCCTTTAAAGTAGTCTTGCCAAAGTCTGTTAGTAAATTGTCTCTTTCGTAATCCATTTTTTAAAATTGTCCTGAGTTGGGTGTGTTGTTTGCTATATCATCTAAGAATTTTTCTGTTTCTTTATCTATAGGTTCTAAGTCTTCTTGTAATTTTTCTGATTCTGTTTTTTCTTTTTTAAATATTCTATCCCAACCTTTTTTGTAGGATTCAGTTGGTTGATGTATCGGATTTCCTGCTAAATTACGATTCTTATTGTTGTAGTTATATTTGTCCGCCATACGCTGTAATATATTTTTGTGTTGTCCAATAGTTAGGTTTATAATTTGTCATATTTTTAACTTTAAAAAATCCTGCATCAGGCTGATACAGTTCCCACATATAAACTTTATGTGTTGTAACTAAATCTGCTGACATACCATCAAAGTCGTGAGCAATATTGTTAAGAACTAACTCTTTAAGTTCTTTAACTTTTGTCACATAATGATATGCGTGAGTTTTAATATCTTTTTTTGTAGTGATTGTTGTAGCAAAATCCAAACTACTATATGCTTTCGCATAACTGTTATGACTTATTGCTAAACTAGAACCACTTGATAATAATGCAAATTCACTACACCCACTTAGTAAACTAAATAGGATTGTAAATTTTAATATCTGTTTTCCTGTCCATCGTAACATATTTTATTTTCCCTTCGGGTTCAAATTGTTTTAAAGAATCAAAGACAATAGTCTTATCAAAATCTTTACAACTGTAAACGTCTAATTGTAATAATGAAGGGACAACTTCGTCCCAACAATGTAACGAAATATGAGAAGTTTGTAATAAAGCAAAACCTGTTAAGCCACTAGCACCTTTTACATCTACATAGTGAGCAACGGGTTGCCCTAATCTTTTCATACCAATCGCTGATACTAATTTTCTTAACCACTTTCTTACGAAACGAATATCTTTTGGTGGTTTATTTATATTAGCTCTTATAATTAAATGATTATGTTTAACCATTTTTATACAAACCTTTTTGTATTTCTTCAGCTTTTTCTTCTGTCGTCTGTCCAGTAAGTTTTAATTTTATCTTTCCTTCAGGCTGTGTTTCCTGCTCTATTAATAAATTAAGATACTGTTGAGCTTTTTTTAAATCAGCTATTCGTTCTTCTTTAGTAGTATGTTTATATCTCCAACGACAAATATACTTAATAGCATTACCTTCAGCATACGGAATATTATTCTGCATAATAAAAGTAATGGGTTCTATTTTAAATCTAAAGTAATGAGGGGGGTTCTTTATTTTATCTGCCATAACTTGACCCTTCCCGTCTTCTTATTGTATTCTTTATGTCTAAGAATATGTGCAACTCTAGCTTGTTGTAGAGCCTCTTTCTTAGTAAAGCCTTTAGCCTTATAAGCTCCAACAACGATTTTCCATAGCTCTAAAAGGGGTACATTAGTGTATTGCTTAATCATTTTTTCAGCAGTTTTAACGCCCACATTTGGTAATCCTGAGTACCCATCGGTAGAATCACCTGCCATTGTTTGTATCATAAACCAATAATCAGCTAATCTTTGAGGTATGTGTTCAACTGTTTCCCCATCTCTACTAACTTTAGCAGGAATTTGTCTCATATCTTTATCAATAGAAACAATAATCCTATCTTCAGTAGGGTGTGGTTCAGTTGCCATTATACCCATAACATCGTCAGCTTCTAAATTTTTCCACATAACTCCATTATGTTTTTTCATAACGTATTCACGCAGAGCATTTAAAACAACTGGCTTACGTCTTTGTTTACGATTGTCTTTGTAACTTGGAAGAACATCTTTACGAAAATTATTCTTATCAGTTAAAGCACAAATATAATCGTCAGCTTCAAAGCTAGAACCCAACTCATCTATGTGAGCATCTACTTCAAACTTACATTTCTTTTCGTCACAATGTAGTGTCCATAATCCGTCACCCCAATGTGTATTCACTTCATTCGCTGTGGCTATCTTATATATTAATATGTCGCCATCTATTAACAGTACCTTTTTTTTCATATTTCCTTTCCTCATATTGTTTGATTTAATAAATCTTCTTTTGGTATGATATGTCCTTTAGAAGTCCAGTTATCTCCCCCTAATTTAATAGGATATTTCGTCATTAATTTTTTCAGTATTTTTGTAGGGATAAGAACCCACGTTTGAGCTTCACGTTTTTCTAACCATAAACAGAACCCCCAAAACTTAGCTGTAGTAACATTAATACCTGAAGGCTTCCCTCTACTTTCTGTTTCTACATATACATTACCAGTCTTCTGACATAACCTATCAGCTTTAGCTTCTATTTGACCTTCTATGGCTAATTTAAGGTCGTCCTCGTGTTTTTCACCGAATGGTAAATCATTTACAAAACTACTCTTAACATTTATATCAAACTTATTATTTTTCTTTTTCATTAATGTGTTTCACTCCAATTATTTCCTATTTTATATTGTCCAGTTAAAGGCAATCTTAAATTGAAGTGTTTTCCAGTACGTTCAATAGATTCTACAGCTAACTTTCCTATTTT